CTCTGTCAGATTGTGCTAATTTTCTCTCAGCTCTAATCACGTTTCCTAATCCACCTCTGTTGATACCTGCTGGTGCAAACCAAGGCTCGCTTACTGAATCGTTAAATGCATAAACACCACCGATTAAAGTAGAAGCAGGAACCCAAACCTGTTGTCCAGAATCCGGATCTAAGATTTGTAACCAAGGCCAATATGAAGTTGCATAAGAAGTATTTCTTGAAGCTGCTTGAGTTGATACTGTGCTAACTTGTGAATTATAAGGTACTAAATCTAAAACATAAATACTATCACCTCTGTTTTGAGTATTGTTAATAATAGAAGATGCTTGAGAAGTATGTAAAGAGTTGAATAATCCAGGAGTTAACAATACGTTAAATTTATAATCGTCTTGGTTAGATAACAAGTTGATCATATTATCGTAACTTCCACTAGGAATACCTTGTGATTTGTTACCGTCTGTGATGTTATTGTAGTACTGTGCACCTGCCATGATTCCACCTACTGCTCCTGCAAATGAGCTTGAGCCGTTAACCGGAATGTAAGGAGTGTAAGCTGCCTTTGCAGTTCCTGTATTATCAAAGTAGTTAGGTGTAGGATTTACTACAGATTTTACTCTAACGTATTTAGAATTTACCGGATAAGATCCTGTTACTTCTAAGTAGTAGCTTGTTCCTGAAGAAGCGTATGTGAATGATTGATCTCCAATCACCTTAGCAACATAGCTAGGAGAGAATGGATCCAATGTCAAGCCTGTCCAAGTTTCAAGAATTGTAGGAGTGTTTGCTGTATCGTTTCCTTGTCTTACAAGTAAATCAAATGTTCCTGAAGAAGTATTTGAATTTACGATTTGTAATCTTACGTTGTCTGCAGATCCGCTTGCTAAAGCACCGCCTGTCTCAGATCCTGAGTTATTCATAAGAGCACCTTTAGAAAGTGTTTCGAATACTACAGATCCAGAAGTGCTACTTCCGCTAACTGAGGTAGTTGCTGATGTGTAAGATCCACTAACAACTCTTGCTACTAATAAAGATTCTCCGCCGTTTGCGAAGTAGTTATAAGCTGCAATTGAAGTGAAGTAGGTATAAACACCGCTTCCGCTTGTGAATGTGGTACCGAAAGTATTTTGGAACTGGCTGTATGAAGTTACAACTGTAGGTACTTCTACAGGTCCTAATACAGTAGGTCCAATGATTGCTGCACCTACGGTTACTGGTTGTTGGGTGATGAATGAAGAGTCATTCTCTCTTGCAAGTACACCTGGTGATATTAAAGTTTCTGCCATTTTATTAAGTTAGTTAAATAGTCTAATATAAATAGCTATTCTTACTGCAAAAAAATACTGGTTAGATAGACTCTAAATAAGTTTTAATAGTGGTGTAGAGAGTATTTGTCTGCGGTATAGTCAAATATCCTCCCCAGAAATCAGCCTTGAATTCAACAACTGACGGTGCATACCACTGCGGTGCCGGGATTCCTCTTGCCATAATATAAATTGGATCACTTGTAGGAGCTGATGGTGTATACCCTGCATAACTGTTTGTAGTTACGTCTCTTCGGGTTGATACAGTACTTCCTCCGCTTATGGTAACTGATCTGAATGAAGCAATAGCTTCTATTTCCGGTAATGCTGAATTTGCATTGATGTAGAAACCATCAACGTCACCGTCTGGGTAAAGATTTATAATGTTATAAGGGTTATCTCCTCCTCCATGAAGTCCTGTGTTTACACCAACGCTTCCAGTGATCATAATAGCAGCAGTGATTGGGTTTGTGTATACACCATGAGATGCATTATTTCGAGTAAACTTAGGTCCTATAGTTGCATTCCAGTTTGTATTTAAATAAGCATCTACACCGTTACCAATAAATCCAATATTTGATGTAAAGGTTGGACTGTTAACCTTAGTTGCTTTATACGCTGAAGGATTCTTCCAGTTTAATGTTGCAAAGTCTGAATCTCCGTCTGTTGCAAACATGTAGAATAAATCTAATTCGCTCCAAATTGAACCAGTCTTTAAAGTCTGTATTATCTGACTTTGTAATGTCCTCTGTGCTAATGAAGGTAGAGTATATCCCTGCGAAGTAGCATAAGTCAATACTGCCTGATAATCAGGATCAAGGGAGCTTGAAGGTGTTGATGAAGTTGGTGTAGTAGCCGGAATCGGTGCTGGTACATCCGAGAATGTTGTCGGGGTTGTTCCTGCTTTTGCTCCCGGGGTTGATACTACTGCCGGATCTGGTTGACTTTGGTAAACCGGAGGTTGTGGTTGTTGAGTGAATAAAGCAGGAGTTCCTGTCCCTATTCCACCCGGTGAATCAACTCCTTCTAAACTAAAGTCAAGTCTTACTTTTCCGTAGAATTTATTAATAGCAGTTGCATTCTTTTGAACAGTGTCTGGGATTAGATATCCATTTAATTTAACTGTAAAAGTGCTTCTAACTATTCTTTCACTGCTTTCATTTAGCTGAGTCTGAAATCCAAAAGAATCAATCATTGCTCTGAATTTGAATCTTTCAGGATTACCCCAGTAAGAATCAGATGCGTATTGAATTGCTTCTACTATTTTATTAAGATGCTCTACATAATAAGTAAAGATCACAAAAGTATAAGTAGCTGTAATATAATCCGGAACTACAACTGCATAATATTCTTTCTCAGGTTTTCTGTTATTTAAAACGTCAAAACTTGAGTATGCATTTCTTGAAGAGTATCTTTTAGGAGTGATTGCATAGTTGTGAGGATTATTAGCATCTAATTTATTTGCTATTGATCTATTCTTATCTATACTTTCTCTTTTAAAGATAACTAAAGGAGCCATTAAAGACCCTTTTAGGTCTCTCAAGTAACCGTCTTTCTGGTATGATTTCCATTTTTCCGGTGATGCATATAAAACAGGAACCGGAAGATTTTCTCCATTCTGAGTAACTGTTGGTTTGATTACATTCTCAAAATAGTAAAAAATTGCTTCATCAATATCCTGCAGTCCTACAGTGAATGGTTTGGTAGTATCTCCTTTCCAGGAAGTCTGTAATGCTCTATTATTTTTATCCGGCTGTGCATCATTAGGATTTCCCTGCCTTTGATCATAAGGAGTCACAAGAGAATTGCTGATCTCTTTCTGAGTTTTAGGTATTGGTTTTCTTCCTTTTGCCATTATAATCTTTGTTTGTCAATTCCTATTCTGTCTGCCGGTACATAATGTGCAGTACAGATTACTGATACATTGTATCCAAATCTATTTAAGTCTGTCTCTAAAGGATTTGTTCCTGTAGAATCATTATAAGGATAATCTGGGTCTTTTCCAACAAATAATTGACTGATATTCTCATTGTCGATCTCCCAGTAAGCATCCTGCCACATCACCACATCCCCAATCTCCGGAACTACATTAGCTTCTACTAAGTCGTCTCTTAGGAATCTAAAAGTAACCGGCCAGTTAAATCCTACTAATTCATCCTGGATGGGTGCTGTTTGATCTCCTCTTTCAATTAAAGAGTAAATTAATAAAGGCTCATCGTAGATTCTTCCTCCGGTAGTCTCACCGTACATGTTAGTCTTGGTTTCTATGATATTGCATTTATAGAAGACAACCTGCTGAGAAATGATGTTACGCATCAACTCGCGGTTGACGTGCCTGAACATACTTATGTCTCTCGCTTCTCCGTATAAACTCATTATAGATCCTCTACTTTATGTAATTGCTTGGTGCTGTATTTGAATTTTTTCAATTCAGGTATTAGCTTTAGAGCTTCTGCTCTCACTTCTTCAAAAGTCTGCTGACCGGGTTTGGTGGTCACTACCTTGATTTCAAGTAAGCCTCTTGGTTCTAAATCTTCTTTGTCTGTCTTATTGTTTACAACCGTTACGTATTTCACGCTTCTGATTAATTGTGCAATATCTGTTATATTTGTTGTATCACTAAATTCCACATACACCAGAGTCTGGTACATATAAAATTGAATCTCATTTAGTAAATCTGTTAATTTCATTATCCGATAAAGATTAATTGTGGAACCATATTAAGTTCTTTTTGTTTGTAGTCTGCCTCTGCTGCTCTTCTTTCTAAAAGTTTTTCTCTTGAAGTATCCTCCAGATGCCCTCTTAATTTTTCTACCAGGAAAGTCTTCTCGGCAGTTGCTGCCGCTACTAAATCACCTGAATTAAGTCTAACTTCTGCTCCCGGGATTGGAATAGCATCGTATTTTCCTCTAACATACCCCAGCATTTCTTTACAGATTGCTAAAGCATATTCAAAAATCCATTGTCTACCAATTGAATTAATTTGGGTGTAGGTTGGATTTGTGTAAGGTACATTAGAAACATTAGAAACTACCCCGCCATTATTTAAAGTAGGATCTGCTAGACTATTTCTTTCTGAGTTTTTAATGTATTCAAAGAAAATTCTTCCTCCGGTTACTGTTGGTATAGGGAAGATTCTTAATTTATTGTTTATAATTTCAAATGAATATTGTGATTTTCTAATCTGATCGTTAAATTCAATTGCTTGAATCTTCTGAAGATCGTAATTGATAGGCATTAGAAGGAAATTAATAGCCGGAGAATAATTACCCCAGCCAAAAGTATCCAATAAATTCATCATCCCGGTTCCGGTTCCTGCATAAGGATCAAAGTAACGTACAATTGCCGGCGGTGCTTCATAAAACACCCTCTTAATCTCAATTGAATCTCCATCTGATAATGAAGCAGAAGCCTGTGCCCATGCATTCAAATCATACAACTGCTCATTCTCAATAGTAGAA